TAGCCTAACCAATAGAGAACTTTCCTTGGTATGGTTTCAAAAAAATTTCCCCCAAGAGATATTATCACAGGCCAAAAAATTTACATTTTGTGGTGATGACGGTGATCCAATTTATGCAAAAGACCTTATCAAAATACTCAAATGGTTGCGTGAACAAAACAGCCAAGTGCAATTTGTGATTGTTACCAATGGATCATACAAAACCAAAAGTTGGTGGCAGGAACTGGCCGGTGTTTTGAATGAGCAGGATCACATACATTTTAGCATTGATGGTTGGGACCAAGAATCAAATAACCAATACAGAATAAATTGTGATTGGCCATCTATGATAATGGGCATCAACCAATTGAAACAATCACTTGTTTATAAAACATGGGCCGCTATAGCATTCAAATTCAATGAAAACAAGATAGATGATATGCAACAGTTGGCCGTTGATCTGGGTTTTGATAATTTCCAATTGACTTTGAGTTCAAAATTTGGTTGTAACTACAAGACGTATCCTGAAGATGATCCATTACAACCCAGTAACAAATTTGTGGCCAGGGGTAGATTCACAAGGACTAGTAATAAACTTTCTGAAAGAACTTGGCAAGATCGATGCTTGGAAATATTTGCAAAAAGGCATTCTGAAGAACAAGTGGATAACAAAACTATTATTCCTTTATGTATGATAGGTAATAAGGGACTGTATATCAATGCAGAAGGCAAATTCTATCCCTGTTGCTGGACAGGTCTCAGGTATTCGCACAATAAAAACATTTTTGATTATGTTGATCATGACAAGACACTGCCGCAAGTATTGGATGATCCAATGTGGAAAAAATTATTTGTGGATTTGGCATTTGGGGAGGGTCCACGTGAGTGTGGAGAAAAATGCAGTGGGCAAAAATGGAGTTATGAACACGCAACACAATGGTAGACAATTTACACAATCCTGTCTATACTAATAATTTAATATGTTTGCGAAAAAAAAATATTACCAAGCGGCCAAGATAAAAAGGATCAGTCCCGGATTGGACGAAGTGCCGGAAGACTGTGGATACATGCAACGTTTCGAATACAACATAGACATGAACAGTAATGGCATCATGGGCGACTGCATAGATTGGTGTCAAAGGAACTGTGAAGGCAAGTGGGGTTGGTGGTTCGAACCCACGGGGGAAATTGAAAATCCAAAAGATCATTGGGAGGATCAAAACGCATACATGAGCTTCGAGAAGAAATCAGATGCTACCAAATTTTGGATCGGAGTTGGTGTACAAAACATGGGAAATAATGAAGGAGCCTAAGTAAAATGACGATAATTAATAGTATGAAATGGTTTGACATTACAGATTCGGCAAAAGCACAAATGGAACGTTTGCTTGAAAAAAACCCAGACAAGTATGCTGTCAGCCTGGCGGTGCAGGGTGGCGGTTGTGCGGGTTTCAAATACGACTGGGGATTTATTGACAATAAAGAAGACATCGGTAAGGACGACGAGATAGCGGATTGGGGCACAGGACGTTTTGTAGTGGACGAGACCTCCATGTTGTACGTGGCAGGCACCAAGATAGACTGGATCGAAGAAACATTTGGATCACAATTTTCTATTGTAAATCCCAACTCAACATCCTCTTGTGGATGCGGAGAATCATTCGGGGTTTGATGGACACGGCTTTCGTTATCGGCAACGGTGAATCCAGAAACATATTTCCCATAGACGCATTAAAGGGCAACGGACACATCTGGGGATGTAACGCCATTTATAGAGATCATCCTTCTTTGTGTGATAACATAGTTGCAGTTAGTCCAGAGATGACCGAGGAACTGGCCAATTGGGATAGGAAAGAAAATCCCAATGTGAAAATATACAACATCGAAAATACCGTTGATTGGAATTATATCATTCCTGGCGACACAGAAAATGACATACCAAAGGGTTTGAAAATTTACAGGATTTGGAGAGGGGGTGACATAAAAAAAGGTGGTAAGATAAGAACAATTGATTTTGCAACTTGTAAAGGATCAGGATGTTCTGCTGTGTTGTTAGCCGCCGAGTCAGGCGTCAAAAATGTTGTAATTTTGGCATTTGACATTTTGGGTGCAAAACAATGGGAGTATCAGGAAGGAACCTCTAGTCGAGAACAAAACAACATCTATAAAAACACACCCAATTATCCCTACAGGATGAGTATGAAAGCATATTTGAAATACGAATGGTTGTATCATTTAAGGCAAACATTCAGACGTTATCCTAAAACAAATTTTTATTTTATAAACAGGAAAGAATATTTGGAATTAAATCCTTTCATCCGTCACTATTTTGACCAACCAAACATAGCCGTTGGAATATATGCGGATCTTAAACGCTGGATTGAGGGCCAGCGAGACCAAATCAACTGGATAAAATATTAAAGTGTATATGTACTAGAGCAATCTAATTTGTACACCCCACGCATTTTAACGCCCTGAGCCTGTGCAAACTTTTTAATATCACAGTAGGAACAAACGTGTTTGAAATCGTTTGTGGCCCTTGCAGGATCCACTTTGGCACGTTCTCGGTAAAACTGAGATCCACACGAGTCACATTTGAAAACGTATATTGTATTTTTTCGATGGAAGGTATGGTAAGTGCCCAGTTTTGACTGGCGTTCGTACAATCTCATAGTTTTTAATGTTTCGACAAACATCAATTTTATTTAATAAATATGTATTATCGATATATGGCTAGATTAAACATAGACACAGGAATAGAGGGTAACCCGGCTACAGGCGATACTTTACGTACCGCTATGACCAAGATCAACACCAATTTCACCGAGGTTTACTCTTTGGTTGGCGACGGTGACACCGGATTATTGACCACAAGTGTGACCAATGGTGACATTAAGGTACAACCCAACGGCACAGGTAACGTTGAAATAGACAGTTTACAGATATCTGATACCACAATTACGCCTTTGAATACCAATGCTGACCTTACACTGGGAGTAAATGGCACAGGTAATGTGGTCGTAAACGATGACAGAATTATTATTAACACAACAAAAACTGCCACCGCAGTGGGAAACACGGGGGACAGGGCAGGATCAATATCTTATGATGGAACAAATCTTTATGTTTGCACAGCCAACTACGACGGTTCCACTGCGATATGGAAAAAACTAGTATTACAGGCGATCTAATATGGCACAGACAGTAATTAACGTAGGATCTAACGCAAACGACGGAACAGGTGATGATCTAAGATCAGCATTCATATCTGTTAATGCAAACTTCACAGAACTGTACGCGGCATCTCCGGTCACATCGCAGATCACCATCGACGGAAATCAAATCACCACAGCCCAATCAAACGCCAATCTAAAACTCACTGCAAACGGTACAGGTGTGATAGAATTCGAAGGCATACAGATCAGGGACAATCACATAGAAGCAACAAGATCAAATGATGATCTGATTTTGGGTGCGGCAGGGACAGGAAACATCGTGGCAGGTGCAATAAGAATTAACGGCACAACCATCAGTTCAGATGATTCAAGTTCGATCAAGATCAACGAAACATTGAACGTGAACACCATCAGCAGTGACGACAGTTCGGCGGTGTTGGTCAGCGACAATCTAAATGTTTCAGGCACCTTGAGTGTTGACACAATCGACACAAACACCATAAGTTCTTCAGATTCAACGGCCATACAGGTTTCTGACAGTTTGAATGTCAATGGTTCTTTGAGTGCAAACGTTATAGACACCAACACAATCAGTTCAACGGATTCATCAGCGATACAGATCAACGATGCTGTGAACATTTCTGGTGCGTTGACCGTGTCGGGTGGTATCACAGGGGTCACAGCACTGACCAGGGGTGACATAGGTGACGGAGAAGCCACCACGTCGAGTTCAACGATAGCCAACCTGGACACATGGGCGATAGCATCTTATAGAAGCGCAAAGTATGAGGTATCAATATCAGACACAACAAACACAAGATTTGCATTGCACTCTATCTATGTCACACATGACGGCACAAACGCCTACATCACAGACACTTCCGTGAGTTCCACCGGTAGTTCGATGGCAACGTTCACGGCAGACATAGATTCCGGCAGTTTGCGTGTTCGTGTGGTTCCGATCAGTTCCGATAGCACCGCATACAAGTTTGTGAGAACATTAGTCAACGTTTAAATTACATTCGGTTTATAGAATCTCAAATAAATACAGCACAAAGGAACTATATAAAGCATGGCAAAACAAAATATCAACATCGGAAGCAATTCAAATGACGGAACAGGTGATCCGTTAAGAACAGCATTTGATAAGATCAATAGCAATTTTACAGAATTATACAACGCTTCACCGGCTACAGCACAGGTAACAATATCGGGCAACCAGATATCCGCAAACGAATCAAATGCAGATTTGGTGTTATCTGGATCAGGTACAGGAGACGTGGTAGCAGGTGCAGTGAGGATACACGGAACTTCTATCACTTCAGACGACAGTTCACAGATACAGATTAATGAAAATCTAGATGT